GGAGATTTAATGTGGTATAAATAATAGTTACCTTTCTTTTCTAATATTGAGTGTGAACTAAAATCTATTGATTCTCCGTCCTTCATAGCATCCATTCTTTTAGCATCTACATCGGTTTCCATAATATAAAACACCTCTTTATTTAAAACACCATGTTCTTTTATAAAAGTTTGTGCTATCCTATCGAAAGCTTCATCAGCACTAAACTCCCAATCTAAATTGAATTTATTTATTCTTTTATTTAGACAATTAAAAGCTGAGTGTACATTATATTTTTGTTCTAAATTAGTCATTGTTCCCATTTTTATATTTTATTTCTGTTAATATATCTACAATCTTTTCATTATCAGCACTGACCTTAGAATGATTAGCCAAGTGAGTTGCTTGTATATTATCTAATAAGTTATTCATACCAGATATTGTAGCAATTGCCTTTTCTGAAATCTCTCTTGTATATTTATTTAACTCTTGTGTTTGTTTATATAAGTATATTATTACCAATACGAAGAATATAATCAATACTGATAAAGAGGTTACTATATAAATTATAGCACCTCCTGGTTCATTAACACCTTGGGCTACATTAAGAGTTGTATCAATTAATGTCTCCATTTGTGGGTAAGCGAATTGTGTCATTATAATAAATATAGCTGTTAATAATCTTTTCATTGTTGTTTCCTTTTTATTTTTTAATACATTCCTAATCCTGAATCAAATCTATTCTCTGAGTTAGGAGGAGTTAATCCATCTTGTGAAGTATATAAAGAAAACAAACTTGAATTCTCACATAAGTATTTAATTAATTGATTTTCTAAGAACTCGGCTCTGTTTGTAGTTTCATTTAACATGAATTTAAACTCAGAGAATCCTGTGTGTGAGGCATTATCATCTGTGTTATCCATGAAACCCTTGTTACGTAGATTATAGTGTATCCAAGGCAACGCCAAGGCTAGTGATCTCCATAAATCAGCAGGCTTTATCCAATACTGAACTAGTGTAGATTCATCTGTTGATAAAGTTTGAGCTTCATACTTTGTCTTTAAATCATCATAAAATTCTGAACCTAAAATAGATTGAATATGAACTTGTTCTGCTGTATCAACGTGTGAATATAAATCCTTTGAATCGATATTATATGTTACTGGTGAGTTATTCTTTATATATGTTTCGGAAATAAAATTCGTCATAGTTTTTGTTTATTTTTATTTTAGCTTAAATACTTCTCTCTTTTGATTATAGATACCTTTGCGTCATAACCAGCTATTTGAACTATTTCGTTTAAGTAATCTTCTATCTCATCTTGAACTGGTAATAGATACATTAGGTTAAATATTTGAAATGCAGTTTCTAATTCAGCAGATTGTCCTAATGAACCAGCAGTATTAATACCCATTATTAGTGGATTTAAAGAATGGCTATATGAAACATTTCTGATAATATTCTCTTGTGTTGCCGCAAAAGATTTATCTAATTTATTAGCATCAGCTATTGTAACCTCTGGTGCTAGTTCTTTACCAGCAGAAAAGAAAGCTAATATCTTACCAGCATTTCTAGCTCCTGTGAAACTTGATTGTAAGTCTCTTAAAAATTCTTGTTGTTCTTCTTTTGATCCAGGCTTTTCATAGAAATTAAATATAGCAGAAGGATTCACACTATTTTCTAAGTTTTGTTTTTGAAAGAAAGATATTTGACCATCTAACCATATCCAATTAGCAGAACTCCCATAAGAAGGAATAGAATACTCTTCAATTCCAGGACTAAGTGTTTGAAATACTTTGATTTGTATCTCATTCTCTGTATCGAACTTATCATATTCAGCAATATTTTCTATATCACTCTTTCTACGTCTCCAATCAGATGATAACCAATAAGGTAGTGGGTAACTATCAGTAGCATTTCTAAGTTTTTCAGCACCTACTATTTTAATTCTAGGAGTTCCTGAACCTCTTCTATCTATTTTAAGAACATTCCTTGAATGTATAATAAATTCTTGTGTGAATCTTTTTAAGAATGCTTTATCTAATAAAGTTTCTACTCTTGCTTTTTCTAATTTACTTTCTAAATCAGTTCCTTTAACTGTAACTTCTATTCCACCAGCTAATATAGCTCTTGTTTTAAAGTCACAAATAGCCGCGTGAAACGAACTTGTGTGAAACATATCTAGTAACACATAGGGATATAAATTATCTATTCCAAAAGGAATATATTGTCCTGATGCAAATTCATTTACATAAGGCTTAGAATAATCATATTTTGAATCCACCCAAGGAGTTTGAATATTAAAATTCTCAACACTTGTAGTTTTGTCGGTTTTTGGTAATTCTTTTTTATCAAAGAATTGGTACCATTTCTTTTTTTGTTTCATTTTAATTTATTTTGTTTTATTGATAAACACTCGGTATAATAGGATCAGTATTAACTTCGTCAGTACCGGTTACTTTAGCTCTTCCAGTCTCTAAAACTTTCCCTATCAATGGATTTATAGGATCAAATACAACAGTTTTGTCGTATTGGTATGCCGTATAAATATAAAATCCAGTAGCAGGTATATCGATAATAGCCGATTCAGGATCTGTTGTCCCTGAGGTTTCGGTTATTTCGAAGATATCGTATCTACCAGGTGATAGGGATAAATTATCTTTTAACAAGAAGTACTGCAATGATGATTCCTTTGTGAATTCAGATTCTAGTGAAACTAAAATCCAATCCGAAAAGTCTGTCATAAGTTCCGTGAATGTAACTGTTATTTGTGATGTACTATCTTTCGTAATATGTATCATATTTTTATATATTAAGTTTTGAAAACAGAAAAAGGCCAGACTCTTTTTAAATCTCGCCTTTTCTATTTATTTTTAGTAAAGTTATTATTACGCAGTTACTAATGCTAATGCTACTGACTCTTCTACTTCATAAGCAGGTGTCGCAGTTTCTCCTGTGAATGTAAGAATGTAGCCGTTCAAATCTGCCTTAGCAGTTCCGGTACCTCCTTCATCACCTGAAAGATACATTTTGTCGTCATCAAGACCAAACATCCAATAAAGACCATTTGAATCTTTAACCATAATTGAAAGTTCAGGTTGCCCTTGTGCTATCAATAATAGAGATTGTCTTTTTGATGCTTCTCTTCTTGATAATTGAAGTGTTATTGTACTTAAATAAAAAGTACTTCCCGTTGCTAGGTCAATAGTAGTAGCTTCTGTAAAATTTGAAGTGTTTGGATTGAATTGAAATTCAACGAAATCCGCACTTGAAGTTATTGCAGTGATTAAATCATTAGAAGCAGTTCCGTAACTTGTTATCTGATCACTATTTCCTATATAGAATTTTACAATTCCTCCTAAATTACCATCGCAACTTTTTGGTATTCCTGTAAGTGTATTACATGCCATGTTATTATTTATTTATTTTTTATTAGACTATGGGGCAATTAAGCCCCGTTGTCTGTATTTTTGTTTTACTCTATTTTATTATGCTATTGCTCCAGCGTAAAGAACAACTTCTTCTGATACCAAGTAACCAACACCAAATTTGAAAGTACCAACGATTCTAACACTTCTTACTCCTGAAATAGGATATTGAGGTATTACATTGATTCCTTCTTCATCACTTTGTAAATCAGTTAAGAATACAAAATTAGAACTTGATCCAGCAACCATTGAACCATCAGCCATACCAGGTGCAGCAAACAATTCGATTCCCAAGAAATTTAATTCTTTTTTACCAACGTAGTAAGCTTCGTTTGAAGCAGCTGCGATAGCTTGAACATAAAGTCTAGCGATATAATCAGAAACATAAATCTTAACATCATCTTTATTGATGATTGTGTTAGGAATTAAGTTGTATACTTTTGTAATCTCAGCGATTACGTTTGCTAAAGTAATTGTTCCAGCAGGAGTTGCATCAACAACGTTAACATCAGCAGCAGCAATTTTAAGAATACCATCACAGATACTCATTGGGTAAGAAGATGTTGCTGAATCACCTTTCCACGTAGCTACTTCTAAATCATTAGAAACTTTAAGAGCTACTTCGTTTAACATATAGTCAGTAAAAACAGCTGGTGAAACTTCACCTGTGTTTGAACCTGGCTTTAGTAATTCTCCTAAGAAGTTATTCTCAAAAGTAGTAGTACATAATTCTAATTGAATATTTTTAGCACATACTTCGAAAGATTTTTGATCTAACGTACCTTCTCCAGATGGAGACCAAGAGCATCCTGCATCTTGTATAACGTTACCAGCGTCATATAAAGGTAATTTAATTTTAGTTTCAACTCCAGATACTAATCTGAAACTTGAAGTAGATACTCCTTCTAGTAAGGCAGTTGAATAGAAATCCAACGCGTCTTTACCTGTGTAAGTAGTATTGTCTGTTATTGTAAATTTTTGTGTATTCATTTTTTTTTCTTTTTTTTTCTTTTTATATTTTCTATTAATTATAGTATTGATTTAAGATATTGTAGTCTGTCAGCAATTGTTTCTGTCTTTCTAAATACTTCTTTTTGTCCCGTTTTCTCTTTGTTAGAGTTAGCGGATTCTAATGTTTCAAGTCTAGCTTCAAGCTCAACTAGTTTTTGAATCAATTCCATCATAGCTTCAACTTCAGCAGAATCTTCTTCGGTAATTTCTTCCTCAGTAACTTCTTCGGCAACTTCTTCAACAGCTTCATCAACCATTTCTTCTTCTTCTGGAGCTTCTTCTTCGATTTCTTCTCCTTTTTCTTCTTCAACTTCCATTGAAACGATAACACCATCTTTAACGGTGATATTTGTATTAGATTCTGGTATAAAGTAATTACCATCTGATGCTGGTGTCATTTCACCATCAACTTCCACCATTACTTCTTTTCCTTCCTCTAATGATTCAACTTCTAACATTACATCATTATCAGTAGAAACAGATTCGAATTTCTTCGTTTCTTCGTTAAACACTGATTTGATTGTGTTGAAAGTAGAATTAAATTTTTTAATGTCTTTCATATTTTTTTGTTTATTTTTAATATTATTATCAGAACTAAATTCAATTCCAACTGCTCCCATTAAACCTTCGATAGAGAAACCAACTTTATCCATTTGTTTAATAACAGTGTTCCAAACTGATTCATCCGAAATCTTTGCTTCTATAAACCATGTTCCAACTGGTAAATCAGTGAAACCATAAAAGCTTGATTTATCTTTATCTTTATCTTCTATAATCCAAGAACCTTTTATAAATCCAGCAACTAATTGCTCTGAGTCATGCTCAATATTAAATTTATAATCTCTATTCTCTGAATTAAACTTCTCAACCATTTGTTCAATAGTCTCTTTAGTAAAAACTACATAAAATTCTTTGTCACCCTTTTTTCTATAAATAGGTTTGTCTGGAATTATAGCAGGACCTGCAACTATTCTCTTTTCACCATCAGCGAAAAATAACTTAGAAATATCTTCTTTGTTAAATCTCATTGAATGAGTTTCAATAGCTGGATTTTCTGTCATTGCTATTAAATCTATTCCACTTTCAAACATTTCTGGGTCAAAAGTTATTTCGTAAATTGGTAAGTTTAGGTTCATACACTATAAGTGGCTGAAAGGTGGTTTTGTTAAGTGATTTTTGAAACTATTTTCGATTTATTACTATATACCAGGTATAACACTCTGAGCGGCAGATAAATCTACTAAGTATTCTGGCTTATCTTGTGTTCCTGATAATGAAATTGAGTATGCAGACCCTGCTGATTTAGAGTCTCCAATACCACCATTAGCACTAGAAGAGTTTAAACCATAATCCCATCCAAGTAATCTCCATTGATCTTGATTATCTAAAACCATAACAGTCAAATCTTTATCACCATCTAAGAATGCTCTAATAGCAGACATATTATCAGCCACTCTTTTATTAACAGTTAATGATACT